TTACGATAGGGCAACTCGTTCAGATGATTGGCTTGCGCTAAAGATAACAGTAGATGAATCAGGCATATTGCCACAAGCTGAAATAGACTCACTAAAGCAAGAACTATCAGAGGATGCGTGGCGTCAAGAGATGGAGTGCGACTTTGATGCTGCATTGCCTGGCGCTATATGGGGTCGTGAGTTATATCAAGCTGAACAAGATGGTCGCATTACAGAGGTTGAGTACGATAGATATGCAGATGTGTTTACTGCATGGGATTTGGGCTACTCAGACGATACAGCAATTTGGTTCTATCAAGTGGTACATGGTGAGGTTCACTTTATTGACTACTACAATGCCTCCGGCAAGTCTATTGACCATTACGCAGCACAAGTATTAAGCAAGCCTTACAAGTATAAGACACATTTCTTACCGCATGATGCTAGAGCTAAGACATTGGCCTCTGGCGGCAAGTCTGTGATTGAGATGTTGGCTGAACATTTAACATTAAACAAGATGGCGATTACTCCTAGCTTGTCTATGCAAGATGGTATTCAAGCTACACGTCAGATGATGCCTAGAGCATGGTTTGACAAAGAACGCTGTCACGATGGCTTAGAAGCGTTGAAACAATATCAGCGTGAGTGGGATGACGATAAGAAAATGTTTAGAGATAAGCCTAGACACGATTGGACATCACATGCTGCGGACGCTATGCGTTACGCTTCTATTAACTGGCGTGAAGAAGTTAAGCCAGAGGTAGAGGAAATACCAATTAGAGGCATATCAGTAGGACAGACAGATGTAACCCTTGACGAACTATGGGCATCTCAACCAAGAAAACAACCTAAGAGGATTTAACATGAATTCAGTAATTACTGGTGGCTACAAGCTAATCACAGCAACGGGCAACGTAAGCCCTATCACTACAGACTTGCTAGGTATCTTTGTATCAGCAGCATCAGCTACGCCTACAATCACTATCTACGACTCAGCTACAACAACAACGACTGCTAAAGTAGTAGAAACATTTACACCTGTGGCTGCAACTTACTACACAATCCCTGCATCATTAGGTGCTGGCTTGTACATAGTAGTTGGCGGAACTGTAAGCGCAACTGTATTCTTCGGTTAAGGATAACTCATGGCTAAAGTATCAGAGGTGGCATCAGAGGTACAAACGTACCTTGACATGTTTAGCCAATACGAGAAAGAGTTTGCTAAATGGGAAGGCCGTGTAGAGAAGATTGTTAGACGCTATCGTGATGATAGAACGACTACAACTGCACAATCTCATTACAACATCTTGTGGGCTAACGTATCAACACTCAAGGCTGCTACCTTTAGCCGTATGCCTAAGCCTGACGTATCACGTAGACATAAAGACAATGACCCTGTAGCTCGTGTAGCATCAATGCTATTAGAACGTGCGTTAGACTTTGAAGTAACTAACACAGAAGACTTCCATCATGCGTTGGCATCTTGTGTATCAGACCGCTTCTTAGGTGGTCGTGGTACTGCATGGATTCGCTACGAGCCAATTATTGAAACAGATGATTTGTTCATATCTGAAACTGAAGTAGACTCTGATTCTGTAAGCGAATACCTTGACATTGAGCAAGCACCTGTAGATTACGTACATTGGCGTGATTTTGGTCATGCTTATGGTCGCACATGGCCTGAGGTAAACTGTGTATGGCGTAGAGTGTATTTGAATCGTTCGGCACTTAAAGAGCGCTTTCCTGAACAACAGTTTGACATGCTATGGAAACAAATCCCATTAGATGCGTCACCAGACGAGCCACGTCAAAAGATGACAGAAGGCACGACAAAGCAAGCCTTAATCTATGAAGTATGGTGTAAAGAAAGTAAGTGCGTATATTGGATTAGCAAGTCAATGGGTAAGATTCTTGACAAGCGTGATGACCCTCTAGGTTTAGAGGAGTTCTTTCCATGTCCTGAGCCTATCTACTCTACGCTGACTAATGAAAGCCTAGTACCTGTACCTGATTTCACATTGTATCAAGACCAAGCTAATGAGTTAGACGTATTGGCTGACCGTATCAAGGGCTTGGTAGATGCGCTTAAAGTACGTGGCTTCTATGATGCTGCTAACCCTGACTTAAATCGTCTATTTACAGAAGGCGATAACAATACGCTTATTCCTGTTAAAAACTATTCTGCTTTCTCTGAAAAGGGTGGCATGCGTGGTTCAGTAGAATTTGTAGATTTAACACCTATTGCTAATGCGCTAAACGTAGCTTATCAAGCGATGGGCCAAGTTAAACAACAAATCTATGACATTACAGGTATTTCAGACATCATTCGTGGTGCGTCTGTGGCATCTGAAACAGCTACTGCACAGCAAATCAAGGGTCAATACGCTACACTACGTCTAAAAACATACCAAGACGAAGTAGCTCGCTTTGCATCACAAATTTTACGCATTAAAGCACAAATTATCTGTCAACAATTTCAACCTGAAACCATCATCAAGATTGGTGGCGCAGAGTTATTAAGTCCAACAGACCAACAATTAGTGCCACAAGCAATTGAGTTACTAAAGAACAACCCTATGCGTACATTCCGTGTAGAGATTGCTACTGACTCTATGTTGTATGCTGACGAAGCACAAGAGAAGCAAGACCGTGTAGAGTTCTTACAAGCTGCTAGTTCATTCTTGGAGCGTGGTGCTAAGGTAGCGCAACAAGCGCCTGATTTAGTGCCTATCTTAATGGACATGCTTAAGTTTGGTGTAACAGGCTTCCGTGTAGGTCGCACGCTTGAAGGTGAGTTTGATTCATTTGCTGACGCACAAAAAGAGAAGCAAAAACAATTGCAAGCTAACCCACCACCAGCACAACCAAATCCTGAAATGATTAAAGCGCAAGCTGAACAACAAAAGATGCAGATGGAAGCGCAAATCAAACAGATGGAAATGCAAGCTGAAGCACAACGTGAAGCACAACGCTTAGAGTTTGATAAGTACAAACTAGAGTTAGAGAACAATACTAAGGTCTTAATCGCTGAAATGGGTTCTAAGACTGACCTACACCTCAAGTCTATTGATATTAACGCTGCTAAAGAGCAAGAAACGCTTACAGAGATGTCACCTGATGGCTTTGAACAGCCAACAAGCGCATTGTCTGAGTTAATTGCATCTATCAACAATAACATGGCGATGATGGTGCAGACACAGCAACAACATAACCAAGACTTAGTATTACAACAGCAAGCTGCTCACGATAACTTAGTAGGTCAATTGACTAAACCTAAGCAAGTCGTACGTGGTGCAGATGGCAAGATTATAGGTGTGCAATGAGTTCCCATGCGTTAAAGGGATTAGTACATTCTATTAATGAAAACATGCGCTCTATGATGGAAGCACAGCATCAAGGCCATAAAGACTTAATGGAACATCAAGCGATGGCTCACCTAAACTTAATTGAACGTCTTACACAGCCTAAGCAAGTGGTTCGTGATGAGAACGGCAAGATAATCGGAGTTAAATAATGGCATTAGTCTTAAAGGACAGAGTATTAGAAAGCTCTACGTCTACAGGCACAGGTTCGTTTACGCTAACAGGCGCACAGACAGGCTATCAATCATTTACTGCTATTGGTAACGGCAATACGACTTACTACACCATTCAAGGTAAGAACCCTGACGGCACATTGACAGGCGAATGGGAAGTAGGCGTAGGTACATGGTCTACAGGCAATACATTGTCACGTAATACCGTGCTGTCTAATAGCTTAGGAACGACTGCATTGATTAACTTCTCTGCTGGTGCTAAAGATGTGTTCTGTGACTATCCTGCATCTAAGTCTGTCAATCAAAATGCTGACAATAAAGTATTAATCCCATATACATCTGGCGTAACTAATGTTGGCTCGTTAAATGTTGGCGATGCTACAGCTCATACTGATTCAGGCGTTATTGCTGCATTTACAGCTAGTGAGCCATTGTATCTTTACACAAGCTTACAAAACACAAGCTCTGCTAATACAAGCTATGCAAGTTACGCTGTTAATGATGGCGGTCATACATCTTACGGTGAATTGGGTATAAATAACTCAAACTATAGTTATACAGCAGCAGGTTATCCTAACAATACATTTTCTGCACCTTTAGCCACATTTGTTGAGTCTTATGGTGGCCCACTAGCAATAGGTACATGGGATAGTCAGAAGATTAGCTTTATTGTCAATGGTTCTGTTAATACAACAGATGCAATGACTATTAATGCTGCTGGAACAATAACCATTCCAAGTCTTACAGCATCACAAGCAGTATTTACAGACGCAAGCAAAAACCTAGTAAGCAAAGCAGTTACAGGTACAGGTAGTGTTGTATTAAGTGATGCGCCAAGTTTAACAGGCGCAGTAACCATAGGTGGCACTACAGACACAGCGATATTGACACTTGGTAGAAGCACAGCCGCACAAACAGTCAATATTGCTACAGGAACAACTGCGGCGGCTACAACAAAAGCAATTAACATTGGCAACGCTGGTAATGCAACATCAACAACCAACATTGCTATCGGTTCTGCAACGGGAACAAGCACTACAACAATCAATGGCGCGGTAACATTATCAGCAAATACTCAATCAATTAATATTGGAACAAATCAAACTTCAGGTGCAATAAATATTGGTGGCGCAAGTGCTACTAATTCGATAACACTAGGGCAATCTACAGCCGCACAAACAGTCAATATCGCTACAGGGGCTAATACTTCAACTACCAAAACAATTAATATTGGCACAGGAAGTGGGTCTGGGGCTAATAACATTACTATAGGAACTGGGTTTGGCACTAATACTATTAATATAGGTACAAGTTCCACTTCTCCGACAGCTTTAACTACAGTTAATTTAGGCACTATTGGTCAAACTCAAAGATGTAGAGTAAAAATTAGCGAAATTTTATTTCAAGAACCAATTGATGTTGCTTCATTAAATAGTAGCGGTGCTGATGCTGGTTCAAGAGCCATTGTTTTTGATGCTGATTTACCTATTTTTGGACAAGTTGTAGTTGGCGATGGCGGAACAATGGTTCCAGTTTATTATGATGGCACAAATTGGAGAGTAGGATAATGGCATTATTAAAATCAGTAAACACAGTATTTGGCATTGATGCAACTTATTGGAATATCTTTTCTATCAGCGAGGACTTTAAGAATAAATCACTTGAGGTTGTTATCAATGGCTATGTAAGCAAAGATGTGCGTAATGAGAATCACAATCCAATTGCATGGCAGAATCTAACATTTACAGGCGATGATTACATCAAAGATGCTACTCGTGAAGCCGTTTACTTGGCACTAAAGGCTAAAGACTTTTTTGATGCACAGGATGCTTAATGTTTGGATTTAGTTCATTTGCTGCGCTTCCGTTTTCATCAATACAGCAATACCTATCTAATGTCACGCCTGTCGTATGGGGTGCAACTGGTGGTCTAGGTAAAAAGAAAAAAGAAAAGGTAAGGCAATCAGCTAGAGCAGAACTAAAAGAATATCTAGCTACAGTATTTGATGAGCCAATTGCAGCAGAACTAAAAGAAGAAGTAGCAGAATACGTTAAGCCATCACAAGGCTTATCAGTCGAGTCTATTGACTATGGCAAACTAGCTAAGAACGTAGAGTTAGTGCAAAACATTATTGCTAAATTTCAAGAGATACAACAAGAGCAGGAGGATGAAGCATTACTACTAATGCTCATGTAACTATGGCAATTAACGACATTACCGGCGATGTAATAGCTACTCGCACAATCACAAAAGAGTTTCAAGAAGGTCACGAAAGAATCTTTGGCAAGAAAGAGAAATCAAGCACTAAGCGTTGGGTTCAAGACCCTGTGACATTTAAGCTAATACCTGCTGACGAATATTATCAGCCTACAGAGAACGCAGGGCCATATATACAAGACGATGTAAAGCCATATCAATCAATGATTGACGGGCGCATGATTGAGGGTAAGCGTGACCATCGTGAACATTTAAAGCGTAACAACTGTATTGAGGCTGGTGACATGCCTATAAGGAATCCTGAGCGGCCTAAGGATAATGGCTTGAAAGAGCAAATAGCAAGAGAAGTTTACAACAAATTACGTTATTAACAAGGAGTAACAAAATGGCATTAGTAAAATCAATTAATGGCTCAGGTAATTCTGGCCTATCAGCACAAGCAATCGTAGGTTTTGTATCTTTGGCTCAAGCAGCTACTGCAGCAGCTCAAGGTGGTCAATCTCTACCAACATCTATCGTTGAATACACAACATCTACAAGCAACTATGGCCCAACATTGCCAGCAGATGCAGCACCAGGTGACCAATACACAGTATTCAATGGTTCAGCTAACACAATCAAAGTATGGCCTGCTTCAGGCTACAAAATCAATGGCGGCACAACAGACGCTGCATTGTCATTAACAACATTGAAGGCAGCTACATTCACTTCATTGGGTAACGGTAATTGGGTTTCAGTATTAACAGCTTAATTAACTAAAGGAACTAAAATGGAAGAAATCCAAACTACTTTGGAAGAACCAATTAGCCTTCGAGACACAATCGAAAATGCTATTGAATCAACAGAGCCAGAAGTAACAGAAACGACCTCACAGGAAGTCACAGAAAGCGTTAAAGAGAGCAAGCCTAGAGATGAGCATGGAAAGTTTGCTAAAAGCTCTGAAAACGCTTCAGATGAGGTTACAGAGGCATTTGATGATAATAATGAGCAAGAAGTAGCAGTAAAGCCTCGTCCTTCTTCATGGAAAAAGGATTATGAGGAGCATTGGGGTAAATTAGACCCTACATTGCAAGATTATATTCAGCAACGTGAAGCGGATTATGCTAAGGGCGTATCAACTTACAAAAACCAATGGGATATGGCAGCTCCGATTATGGAGAGTATTAGTCAGTTTGCCCCATTGTTGCAACATCATAATATTGATGCTAAGGAATGGGTTAGTCGTTTAGGCAAAGCGGATATGATGCTTACTAGAGGCAGTCCAGAGCAAAAAGTACAAATGTTTGCACAATTAGCGAACGACTATGGTGTTAATTTAGGTCAATTGACAGGTCAATCAGGATATGACCCTCAGTTCTCACAATTAGCGCAAGAGTTAAATCAAATTAAGAATCAATGGTCAAGTTTTCAGTCTCAACAAGAGATGGCAGAACAGACCCAATTGCAAGGTGAGATAGCGTCATTTAAGGATGACAAACC